AAAACGATTGATAGATGGTAGACGTAATGTAGATATTATTGTGGGCAACCATGATACTTATTATAAGAATACAAATGATATAAATGCACCAGATGAATTATTAGACCCTATTATGTTTAATGTTCATAGAGAACCAACTGTTCAAACAATAGGTGGTATGAAGATGTTATTTTTACCATGGGTTAACTCACAAAACATAGAACGAACAACTATGATGTTAGAACAAGAGAGTGCCGACATTGTATTAGGTCACCTAGAGATTAAAGGTTTCGAAATGCACAACGGACATATCTCTACAAATGGATTAGAGAAAAAATTGTTTAGAAGATTTGAGACCATATTATCCGGTCACTTTCATAAAAAATCTGATGATGGTCACATATTCTATCTTGGTAGTCCATATGAATTTAACTGGGCAGATCATAATTGTCCAAAAGGGTTTCATATATTAGATACAGAAACAAGAGAGATAAAACACATAAAGAATCCATACACGATACACGAAAAGATATATTACAATGATGAAGAAAACGATTACAAAGATTTTGACTTTGACAAATACAAAGACAAATATATAAAACTGATAGTTGAAAAGAAAAAAGATTATTTCTTATTCGACAAGTTTTTAGATGGTTTCTATAAAACAGATATAAATGATATAAAAGTTATAGAAGACTATTCTGACCTAGACGCTTCTACCGTGGCAGATGATATCGCTGAGAGAAGTGAGGACACACCAACGTTGTTGGATAACTATATCGAACAACTTGAAACTGATTTGAATAAAGATAAGTTGAAAACATTATTAAAGTCTTTATATACAGAAGCAGGAGACATAGAAGTATGAACGAAGAAGAAAAGATTACTATACCCACATCACAATTAGAAAAAGGTGTAAACTGGGAAGGTGCGAACTTTGGCCCATTCATCATGGGTATAAAAATGCCAGACCATGTTACAAACGGTTTGCTTGATAGAGCAAGATTGTTAAATAATCCCGCTAACAAAGATTTAGCAGGACATCTAAAATCTGAACACCATTATACCATACAAGATAGAAAGTGGTTCTTAGAAGAAGTTGGATCATTCTTTGGTCACTACAGAACAGCACATGAAAACTATCATGGTTTAAATAGGCAACTTCAAATTGAACAAGGAATCGACACATTCATGGTTGAAATGCACCTACACGATATGTGGGTCAACTTTATGAGAGAGGGTGAATTTAATCCACCACACAACCATTCAGGTGATCTGAGTTATGTAACGTTTTTAAAATTACCACCATGGGAAGATGAGATCAACAATCATATAGCGAACTCACCAACACCAGGTAGTCTCATGTTTGAGAATGAACTGGACACGATGCCGAGACATCTTAAATGGAAGACCATGCAGGTTAAAGTCTGGCCAGTAGTTGGTGTGCTATGGATATTTCCTGCTATGTTGACACACATGGTATACCCCTACAAGACGCCAGGTGAACGGATAAGCGTATCTGGTAACATGATATACACCAATAGAGATAAATTTCCAAAAAACTATTTTTAATGATAATATTTGAAAAGATCAGGTGGAAGAACTTTCTTTCATCTGGTAACCAATTTATAGAAGTACCCCTAAACCAGAACAGTACCACACTCATCGTTGGTCACAATGGTGCAGGTAAATCGACCATATTAGACGCATTGTGTTTTGCTCTTTTTAATAAACCATTTAGAGAGATAAAAAAAGAACAAATGATTAATAGTGTCAACCTAGGTGGCACAGAGGTTGAGTTAGAATTTTCTATCGCAAATAACAAGTATAAGATAAGACGAGGTATGAAACCTGGTCTCTTTGAGATATACTTGAATGATGAAATGATGGACCAAGACGCAACGATAGCAGACCATCAGAAAATGTTAGAACAACAAATACTTAAATTCAACTACCGTAGTTTTACCCAAGTCGTAATACTGGGTAGTAGTACCTTCGTGCCGTTCATGGAATTGAAGACAGCACATAGACGAGAGGTTGTTGAAGATATACTTGATATTAAGATATTCTCCGTTATGCAAATGTTGGCAAAGATAAGAATAAAAGAACAAGAAGAACAGGTCAAAGATATATTGAGAGAGTTGGATATAGTATCAAATAAGATAGACACACAAAAAGAATATATTGAAAAACTACAATTAAGATCCGACATAGAAGTACAAAGTGAGATACAGAAAGTTACGAGTAATACGAATGCTATAGACAAATATAATACACACATACAAGGGTTACAGGCAGAGATATCAAAGTTGAGAAAAGATATAATAGACAAAGACAACCTATCGAACAAATCTGATAAACTAAGAAACTTTGAGGCACAGTTTGAGAGTAAGTTGAAAGAGTGTAACAAACACAAATCATTCTACGAGAACCATGATGATTGTCCAACATGTAAACAAACGTTATCTAATAAACAAATTATGATTGCTGAAAACAACAAAGATATAATGAAATGGAATCAAGCATTAGAAGACGCTGACAAAGAGATAAGGTCGTTGAGTACACGATTAGAAAAAATACAAACGATAGAGGCAGAGATAAGAACCGTAGAGATTGACGTTGCTAAGTTTGAACAATCAAAAATAGAGTTACACAATATTAACACAAAATTGACACATAAGATAGATGAGTTAAAACAACAATCTAGTGACAGTGGCGAAGCGAAGGGCAAATTATCTGAACTAGAAAATCAACAAACACAAATAGATGAAAAGAAACAGATAAAAAAAGAAGAACTAGATTATTTACAGGCAGCAAAAACAATGTTGAACGATACAGGTATTAAGACAAAAGTAATCAAACAATATCTACCAATAATGAACCAGTTGATTAATAAGTACCTTGCGAGTATGGACTTCTTTGTAAACTTTAGATTAGATAATGAGTTTAAGGAAACGATAAGAAGTAGATTCCGTGATGAGTTCTCTTATGCCTCTTTTAGTGAGGGTGAGAAGATGAGAATAAATCTTGCATTGTTATTTACTTGGCGTGCTATTGCAAAGATGAAGAATAGTATATCGACCAACCTATTATTGTTAGATGAGATATTTGATAGTAGTTTAGATGGCACAGGCACGGACGACTTTCTTAAAATCCTAAATACATTAGAAGGTGAGAATATCTTTATCATATCCCACAAAACAGATATGATAGCAGATAAGTTTGCCAACGTAATGAGATTTGAAAAAGCAGGGAATTTCACTAAAATTGTGGAGTAGGCTTGACTTTTTTTTAATTTTGTGATATAATATAGAAATATGAAAATTTATATACCAACTGTCCATAGATATAATAATCAGATAACATACAATCATTTACCAGATGAGTTGAAGAAGAACGTTGTATTGGTGATACAGGCACATGAACTGGCTGAATACAACCTAGACCTGAATTATTGTATATTACCAAACACACCAGAATATCATTACTCAGATTATTATTGTTTACCAAGAACAAGAAAATATATTTACGACACGGCAAAAGATGAGAAGTACGTTGTATTAGATGATGACTTAAATTTTCATAGACGCAATAGTAAATACTTTGGTGGCAAAGATAACATGGAGAAATCCAGACGTAATGCGACACCAGATGATATACTAGAAATGTTTGAACTTTACGAGAAGTGGTTAGATGAACCAGATGTGACATTCTGTGGTTGTAGCCATGTAGAGAATCCACCATCAGACAAATACTTTGTAAATAATTCTAGTCTTGGCAGTGGTGTCTGGTTTAATGGTAAAGATTTTAAAGATGACTTACCAAAGTGGGACCTAACATCTATACGAGTTATGGAAGATACACATTTTTTTCTAACACTATTAACTAATGGATATGGTAACAGAGTTTCGAGTGAGTTTTGTTTTTCAAATACGAGTGTTAATAAAAAGTCTATGCCATCAACTATATGGGATAATCAAACATTCGAACAAACACATAACGACCATAAAAAGATACAAGAACGATTCCCAGAGTTTTTTAAAATCCTATATAATACTGACGGCACTAGAGTTAAGGGTGGATTCAGAGACTATGGTAAAGTCAAGGTGTCTTGGTCGAAGGCATATAAGAAGGGTAATACAAATAGTTTAGAGGAGTTTATTTGATGGTTAAAGAAAGTGCAAGATATGATAATTTTATGGAAAAGACACAGGTCAAAAATGATGACTATATCGCCACACTTGATAGACATGTTGAGGGTGATGAATTAATCGCTGACGCTGTTGTCGATCACAAACAAAAAGAAACGAAGACAAAAGATGATGTGTATAAGACGATATACATGGCATTCAGAAACCTAGATGACCTAGAAGATTTTTGTAAGAAGATAAATCAATCTATACCAGGTAACGTATCAGAAACGTACTACCCATTAAAATCATCAAGTGCGGGCACGTCATTCTTGGCAGATGATGATGAACAAGTTGTCATTGATAGAAGTAAGATAGAACCAAAGAAAGCAAAAAAATTTTTTGGTAAGATAAAGGCAGACAAAACGAGAGATAGTGAGATACAAGAGAACGCATGGCCAAAACATTGGAAGGGCATGCCAGAATATAAACAAGAAGACAACGCACCATATCGTAAGTTTCTATTACACTTTAGAACACAGGAAGATTATAAAGAGTTTGGTGAGAAGATACAACAAGAGGTCACAGAGAAATCTAAATCTATCTGGCATCCAAAATTAGAGATAACAAAAAATTTACTATTAAGATGGGTGCAACCAAATGGTAGAACTAATCCAAGACACCCTTGTTATATCGTAAGTAAAGGTCGTAGTGACACAATGATAACGAGTAGGTCACTGGCACGTATGGAGATACCACACTATATCGTAGTAGAACCACAAGACATGAACGACTATGATAAGGCACTAGATAATTTTAATATTCGACCTTATGTAACTCTACTAGAGGCACCATTCTCCAATCACGGTGATGGACCCGGTCGTGCAAGAAACTGGGCATGGGATCATTCCATATCTATTGGTGCAACAAGTCATTGGGTGTTTGATGATAACATTACAGACTTTTACAGATTACACAATAACAAGAGAATACGATTTGAAAGTGGTGTGGGATTTCAAGTGATGGAAGATTTCGTTGATAGATACTCAAATGTTTATATCGCAGGTCCACAATATCGTTTCTTTATCGCACCAGACAGTAACTATCCACCTTTTGTATCTAACACTAGAATATACAGTTGTTTACTAATTCGTAACGATACGAAACATAGATGGCGTGGTAGATACAATGAAGATACTGATATCTGTTTAAGAGTGTTGAAAGATGGTGATGTGTGCGTCCAGTTCAATGCCTTTCTACAAGGTAAGGCTGCAACTCAAACTGTAAAGGGTGGTAACACAGCAGAATTTTATCATGCCGAGAATACAGATAACGAAGAATTTAAGGAGACAGGTTATAACGTAGATGGCACAATCAACAAATCTCAAATGTTAGTTGACATGCACCCAGACGTTGCGACCCTAGTTTGGAAATATGGTAGATGGCACCACTTTGTGGATTATACACCATTCAAGGTCAACAAGTTAAAATTGAAACCAGATGTGGTATTGCCAGATGAAAATAACGAGTATGGCATGGAATTAGTGACGGATTTTGACTGGAAAGCGGTCCACTAGGCTGTGCGGAATGTCGCACCCCACTCAACTTACTGAAATATAACGTTTTTTTCTTAAAAAAATATATTGACTTTTACCAAAAAATAGTGTAGGATAGTATCATAATTAAAAATATTGAGGACTATGATAACTAAAGAACAAAAATCAAATCTTGCTAGATTACTGGCAACAGAAAATATTACGGTTCAACATAGAAACGTTGAGACGGCATACTTTGTACCTAAACAAAGATTATTATGTCTTCCTATCTGGGAAGATATGTCTAACGATTTATATGATATGTTAGTTGGACACGAAGTTGGTCATGCTTTATATACACCAATCGAAGATGTACAAAAATTAAAAGAGAACAAGATACCACATTCTTATTATAACGTAGTAGAAGATATCCGTATTGATAAGAAGATGAAATTAAAATATCCTGGTCTAAGAAAATCTTACTACAATGGTTACAACGAATTACTAGAGAGAAATTTTTTCATGTTAGAAGATAGAGATATTAATGGCATGAGATTTATTGATAGACTTAATGTATATACCAAATCTGGTTATACGATGAATGATATCGAGTTTAACGATATCGAACAAGGGTTCGTTAAACGTTCAGAAAGTTTAGATACTTGGCAAGATGTTGAGAAGTTAGTCCAAGATATATTCGCATATTCTGGTACGGAAGAGTTTGACGAAGACCAGTATGAAGAAACGGAAGTTAACTTAACAGTAAGAGGTGACGGTGAGCAACAAGAGCAAGATACGGAAGATACTCCCGAAGATGGAACTGATCCTGTTCAAGGAGAAGAAGACGAAGAAGGAGAAGACGAAGACGGTAACAACCAAGAAG